CGGTTGAGGCGGGTTTGTACGCGAGATTGGCGGCGGCGGCGACGACGCTGTACGGGCTGGTCGGGACGCGGGTGTACAACACGCTCGCGCCGCAAGGCGCGACGAAGCCTTATGTGCTATTCGCCAACATGGCCGGCAGCGATCAGAACGAGACGCCGCAGGATCGCGTCGAGCACGTTTACCTGGTGAAGGGCATTGCGGAAACGCTGTACGCCGCCGGCGAGATCGACGACGCGCTCCGCGAGCGGCTGCACCAACAGGAGCTCGCGGTGACAGGCTGGACGATGCTGGCCTGCTTCCGCGAAAACGAGGTGCGGATGGTCGAAGAGGTGAGCGGCGCTCCGGTGTTTCATGCCGGGGCGACATATCGAATCACGATAGGAGAGTGAGACATGCCTGAGTATATCGGTCGAAATGCGTACCTGATCTTCGGCAGCACCGTGCTGTCGACGCGCTACACCACAGTGGACACTGACGAGTCGGTCGCGCTGGTGGACAAGTCGGCCGGCAGCGACACGCACGATTCGTTCCTGGCGGCGCTGGCGTCGGGCAGCCTGTCGGTCGGCTTTAACCACAACGCGGGCGACACGGCGACGTGGAACGCGGTTGCGCCGGGGACGGAGGGCACGCTGATCTACGCGCCGGAGGGCACGGCTACCACCAAGCCGAAGCACACCGTCGTGTGCATCGTCGAGAACCGCCAGAGCAAGATCGCATACAATGACTTGCGCCGGATGACTGTGTCATTCAAGACACAGGAAGCCGTGACGCAGAGCGTGTACTAACAGCGGATCGGGAGAATTCTCGGATCGGGAGAATTCCCAGATCGGATAGGAGGGGCGATGGCTAGAGCATTGACGCGACAGGAGATCCTGGCCGCCGATGACGTGTCGAGTGAATGGGTGCCTGTGCCGGAGTGGGGCGGCGAGGTATACGTGCGCGGCCTGTCGGTCGGCGCAACGCAGCGGCTGTACCATGAGATGAGCGGCCTGGACGAGATCGAGGCCGGGATGCGGCTGCTGCTGGTGTGCGTGGTGGACCCGGATACGCATGAATCTATTTTCGGCGCCGAGGACCTGCCCGAACTCGACAAGCGGAGCATGGCGGCGGTCGGTCGCGTGCTGGAAGCGTGCCGCCGTGTGATGGGGTTGAGCCTCGAACTCCCAAAAGGTACCGGCGCGAAATCACTACCGACGGCCTCACCCGATACCGATTCGCCCTCGCCGAACGGCTCGGAAAGACTCTCCGAGAAATCGACCGAGACGTAGACGCCACTGAGTTGATCAGGTGGATGGTCTACGACGAGATGATGAGCATCTTCCGTGCGGTGAAGGTGGCTGATTCTCACCTATCCGACCGGGACATCATTGAGATGGTCACGGAAGAACAGGAAGGGAAGGGCTGGCCGGGTAGGATCTCGTAACAACGGATTGGGAGAATTCTCGGATCAGGACAGCGGATCGGGCGAAGTCACGGATCAATGGCTGAGATTGCGCGACTGTATGCAATTGTAGGCGCAGACATACGCGGCCTGCAGCGCGGGCTAGGGCAGGCGCAGGACGCCGTTCACGGATTTGGCCGTGTCGGCGATTTCGTGTTCGGGACGCTGCTGGCGCGCGGGATCGAGAAGGGTATTAGCGCGCTGACCAGCCTGGGGCGCGAGGCGCTGAACGCCTACGCAACCCACGAGCGCCTGGGGATGGCGCTGGAGTCGATGGTGGCGCGGGAATTGCGCGCGAAAGATGCCACGCTGGGCATGTCGGATGCGCTGGCGCAGTCCGGGCCAAAGGCGAAGGAGCTCATCGACTGGATGCAGAAGCTGGCGATCCAGTCGCCGTTCAGCTCTGAGCAAATCTCCGAATCATTCCGGCTGGTCAAGGCGTTCGGATTTACCGCGGACGAGGCCAAGCGCCTGACGCAGGCGATGGTCGATTTCTCGGCCGGGACGGGGGCGAGCGGAGAAGTCATCGAACGGATCGCGCTGAACCTGGGACAGATTCGCACACAGGGCAAGCTGACCGGGCGCGAGATCCGCGACCTGGCGATGAGCGGCGTGCCGGTAAAGGAAATTCTGGCCAATGCCTTCGGCGTGACGACCGATAAGCTATCCGAGATGATCGAGGACGGACTTATACCGGCGGACAAGGCCGTGGATGCGCTGGTCGAATCGTTCGAGAAGGACTTCGGCGGCGCGGCCAAGCGGCAGGCGGGGACGTTCTCCGGCCTGATCGAGAACATGAAAGACTTGAAGAAAGTCGGGCTGCGGGAATTCTTCGCCGGAAACTCCCAGGACGCGCAGCCGCTGTTGCAAAAGT